TCAAAAGCTCATGTGCCCTTGACCGGCACTTGTAGGATGAGGCGGAGCCTGGTTTATCAGGTTTGGAGCTGCGATATAACGTACAACCGTTTCATGCGTCACAAAGGTGGTCCCACAGTTTATATTCTGGCACTGACAGTAGCGCTCCTTTGTCTGATCAGATACCCGAAAGCTACTCCGGGTATGTGCCGCGTGTCCGCATTTCGGGCAATTCATCATTTCCGCTCTCTCCGCTCCGTCCCCTGCAATCACACAATGATACACTAACTTCCATTTTGTGAACAAACTCATTCCATTTCTAAATCATCTATTTTCACTTCGAGTTCCAGGCTTGTAACAAAGCCGTTATCCGGGCCGATGGTATGGGTCAGCGTGGTTATGGTCCATTCAGCATCATCTATTGGCTGTTTAAAGCCGCTGACCTTTACCGGCATTTCCGTATAGAGATCGGCCCGGCCTTCTGCGAGCTGCAGCGAGAATGAAGCCACCCCGCGCTGCAGCCGTTCCCACTGCATTTTTGCAGCCCGTTCAGCATTAGCCCTGTTTGCATAGGTCCGGTTGAGTACCAGCACATTTTCATCCGTCCCCACCAGGTAATCCCCCGATTTCGCCTCCGGCTCCTTTGGTTTCGTGGCCCTCCTGCGGCGGCGCTTAACTTTCGTCATTTCCTTTTTCTTTGGTTCCCTGGTATGCAGCCAGCTGGCAATGACGCCGGTATAAGCGCCACGATCTGCCAGGGTAAAACGGTGGCCGTCACCCTCCTTTCGCGTGATGGTCACAACCGGCAGCGGCTTTCCGCTTGCCGTTCTCCCCTGCCCCTGCCGGATAAACAGCAGATTGCCGCTTTTGACTGACGCTATAGCACCGTACTGACGCGCCAGTTTCATCAGAAAGCTCGCGTCGCTTTCGTTCGTCTGGTCCAGGTGATCCAGCGACAGGCCTGACAAGTCCTGCCCTAATGCCATTTTGAGATTATGGCGGGTGGCGATTTCTCTGATAACGTCCCCCACGGTTGTCTGATGCCAGGACTTTTCACGGCGGATATTCAGGGTTGCCCGGAAATCAGCACTGCGGGCGCGAATCGTGAGGCGATCAGGTGCCCCGCTGTGCTCAATTTCATCGACGGTAAATGCCCCTTTAGGGAAAAGCGGCTGGCCTTCCCACCCCAGCGCAAACTGAATAACCGCACCGCGACGCGGCAGGACAATCTGCCCGTCCGCGTCATCCAGTTCCAGATCAAGCTGGTCCGCTTCAAAGCCCCGGTTATCAGTGAGCGTCACGCTCATCAGGCGCTTGTCCAGTGTTGTTGTTACGTCCTTACCTTCGATGACGATGTTAAAGGCCGGACTTTTGCCGTACAGACTGAGGAGTTCAGAATTGAAATTCACTGCAGCAGTCCTCCAACCGTATTAGTAATATTCCCTATCGCGGACGATGCGGAGTCTTTCAGGTTACTGAGCTGATCACTCAGGCTGCCAAACATATTGGACAGCGATTCATCCACCCGTTTGAGCGTCAGCGTGAACTCAATCCGCCGCGCCATCCCGCTTTCGAAAAACTCCGTCTTTGTCTGGTTCAGGCTCTCGATCACGAACATGCCATAAATAGTCCCGCTCCCCTCAATCAGCGGCCATGCCTTGCCCTGTTCTGCCATCTGCTCCAGGGCCAGCAGTGACAGCCTGCCGCCGGTAATTTCCGGCAGCAGGACACCGGAAAGCGTCAGCGAATCGTTATCCGGGCCAAGAAACTGCATTGACGGCCGGCGATTGATGCGGCTGTTCACCGCGTGCCGCCAGTTGCGCTGATACTGCAGTTCCTGATAAGGCACCGTGCGCAGCATGAAAACGTATAGCCCCAGCACCATCATCATGATTCATATCCCCCCTGGTCACTGTAATTGCTGCGCGCCTTCGCGCGGGTGCGGCGTTCCCGCTCGTCGAGCTGGCGGGCAACTTCGCGCGCAATATCCTGCGGGTTCTGCCCTGGCTGCGCATAAATTGTGATCGGCGCGTGCGTTTCAAAGTGCATTACTGCCGGTGCGCGCTCCACCTTTGCGGGCTGGCTCTGTTTGTATGCCGTTGCGGGAAGGCTGAACGGATGCAGGGGCGCGGCCTCTGCAGGTGTTACCGCCATGCCCAGGGTTCCGGCCACAACCGATGCCAGCGCTGCCGTGCGCCGCCTGCTGGTCACATTTGCCGGGCCGTTCACAATTTCGGGGCCATTCTCGCCGACTATGCCAAACTGGCCGCGCGGGATAGCGCCCCCGTTGTCGTACATGCCCGCAAAACCCATCGCAGAGAATCCGCCTGGCGGCAGTACCACTTTGCCGTCACTGTTCACCGTGGCGGACTGCTGCCGCACTACCTGGTCCGGCAGCTTCGCTTTCGCAGCCTCCTGGCTGACAATTCCCAGCTTCTCCAGAAGCCACGTTACGCCCGATTTCAGAGACTCCAGCGGCTGCATGACCATGCTCAGGCCTTCAGCCAGTGCCTCACCAAACCTTTTCCCCATGGCGGCCGCGTTGTTCAGCTCCTCCGCCGTGGATTTAACCGGCGTCAGCAGATCCCGGAACCATCCCCATAACGCCTGTACTTTATCCCCTATCCACTGGAATAAAGGCCGGACAGGCTCAAAGGCTGCGCTGATGGGAGCGGCCGCAGCCCTGAACCCTTCCACCACGCCGCCCAGAAAAGCGCCGATTGGCTGCCAGTATTTCCAGATGACCAGTGCCACACCCGCAAGTGCAGTAACTACCAGCCCGACAGGGCTGAGTAGCGCGCCCAGCAGTCCCGAAATACCGAAAAGTGCACCACGAAGTAAGGTGAGCGGACCGGATACCAGAAAGCGCAAAACTCCCCCGGCAGCGGTCAGCCCTCCACGAAGCGCCGCCAGGGGGTTCATCACTGCAGCTATCACGCTGCGTACTCCGGTCATTCCGGCGCGAAATACTGCCACCGGCGCGCCCGCCACCGCTTTCAGTGCATTGCCCGCAATTCCGGCTGAGCGATGCAGAGCATTCAGCGGGGCAGTAAGCAGGCCAGTGCTACTACCCGTGGAAGCCATTCCGCGTCGAACCAGGGAAAGTGGTGCATTTGCCAGCCATGTCAGCGCGCTGCCGGTGCGAGTAACCGCCGTGAATACAGACGGCAGCGCTTTTACGCCGAGCATGGATAAGCCAAACCGCAAGATCGCCAGCGGCCCCAGCACAGCCGCTACAACAACGGCTAACGTACCAAGCCCAAGGGTGATCGCGGCAGTAGCGGCTGCCACTTTCATCAGCGTGCCCGCAAGCTGCGGGTTAACTTCAATCCAGCGGCGCAGCGCCCCGGTTACGCTTTTCACGTAATCCATAATATCCATCAGTGGCTGGCGCAGCGTTTCGCCCAGACTGCTGAAAGCGTTCTGCGCCCCCGTTTTTACCAGCATCCACTGCGCAGAAAGTGAATCCCGGTTGATGTCGGACTCTTTCTGCATTGAGCCATTGGCGCCACTACCGGCAGTGAGCTGCAACTGGCGGCGCAGCTCCGGTAGGTTATTAGCCAGTTTTGCCGCATCATCGCCATATTCCTTGCCAAACAGCATCGTCATGGCGGACAGGCGTTTGTCCTGCGGCAGCTTTTCCACCTTTTCCATCACCTGCAGAATGGTGCCCATGGCATCCTTCGTCATCTGCTTCTCAAGCTGTTCAGGCTTGAGCTTCAGCATATCCAAGCCATCCATAAAGCGGTCACTTTGCATGGTGGCAATGGACAGCTCACGCACCATAGCGTTTGCAGCGCTGGCTGCCACCTCCGGTGCTGCGCCAAGTGACAGGAACGTGGAGCCAAGCGCGGCTGCCTTGCGGAAGTCCAGCCGGTCAGCCACGCCACCCATGCGCTGCAGCACGTCGATAATGTCCGCGCCCTTTGACATGGCGTTATCGTCCAGGTAGTTCAGCGCATCGCCCAGCTGCTCAATGTTGCGGGTTGGCACCTTATAGAGACTGGCGATTTTCCCCAGGCCTTCGGACAGTTCATCGGCGGGCAGTTCAAAGGCAGTTGCCGCTTTGGCTGCCGTACTGGCAAAGGCCAGAAGGTCACGCTTCTGGTCTTCCCATGAGTCATTCGGGTTCGCCACGTTCATACGTGCGCCTCCCTCGACCAGGGCGGCGTAGTCCACCGCGCCATTTTCCATGGGCAGCTGTTCACTGGCAGCCTTGATCGCATCCTGCATTTCATAGAACCGGGCGGTCCGGTTGCCATCATCGTCACGCAGTCCATTGACCTGCTTTGCCACACCTTTCATGGCATCTTCCATGCTGGCATAGCTTTTCACCGCCGCCACGACCGGCGCGCCCATTGCCAGCCCTGCGGCTGAGGTTGTGGCCCCTGCTCCGGCGATGCGATCCCGCACTTCCAGGCTTCGGGAATACTGCTCCCTGACGGCATTAACCCTGGCCTGCTGCTCACCGAGTCGTTTAAGGGACTTCTGCTGACGGTCCAGTGCCTGCCTGGTTTCGTCCGCATTCTGGCGCAGCTCGCGCTGGGCGCTGCTGAGCTTCCGGGTATCCATTCCGGCCTCGTTCAGCGCAAGGCGTTGCTTCTGCACCGACTGACGCAGGCCGTTGTATTTGGTCTGCAGTTCCGACACGGAGTTTCTGGCCTGCTCAAGCAGGCGGGCTTGCGCCGCCGTCGGGCGGTTTGTATCGGTAAACTGCGTGGCGAGCCGGGCCGCTTCTTCGCGGGCAGCCTTAAGGTTGTTACCGGTGACGGCCAGCTGCGCGCTGGTTTTACGAAAGCCTTCAATTTTCCCCGCCTGAGCGTCCAGCTCTTTCAGCCTGGCGCGGCTCTGTTGAATGGCGGTAGCCAGCTCTTTAGAGCTGGCCTGCGCAGTACGAAATGGGCGGGTGAGTTTATCAACCGCATTAAGAATCACCTGCAGACGCAGGTTAGTGTCACTCATCGCTGGCCCCGCTTCTCTGAATCGCTTTATGCCGCCACTCCAGCACTTCGGTCAGCGGCATAACGTCAGTGACGGACGGCGGCCAGTGAAAAATGGTGGCAATATCTGCCACCAGATCGTCAACCGTCAGGCTGTCGGTAAACCGGCAAGAACCGACTTCTTCAACAAAAAAGTCACCACCTCAACCGACAGCGCGGTGAGATCGGCGGGGTCCAGTTCTGCCATTTCCTGTGCCGTCAGGGTCGGGGTGGAGATACGCGGAATGACGGTCATCATTGCACCCACATCCATATCCATAATGGCCTGCAGGCGGGTGCCTCGCAGTGCGCCGGACTGGGGTTTACGCAGCACAATTTCCGTGATTTCACTGTTACCGCGCTTGATAGGGGTATCCAGCTGTACGGTCTTTTCGGTCAGCTTGTCGGTCATGTTCTTTTCCTGTTAATGGGTTACTGGCGCGGCTACCCGCGCCGTTAAGGTTAATCAGAGGCCCAGCGCGTTACGGTGCGCTTCCATCAGGTCCACGCCGTCAACGATTTCAATCATGTTGACCAGATCGACCTCATAGAGCACTTCGCCGTTAATGGTCAGCTTCGCGTAGCTGTTGGTGCTGCTGACTTTGGTGGTGTTGCTTTCGCCGGTCTTCCACTCCCCGGAATCCAGCTCCTTATGACGTCCGCGCACGACCAGCTCCACGGCCTGCACTTCCCCGGTGTCGTCACGTTGAATGGAGCCGGTAAAGCGCAGCTGAATACCGTCAACAGTCGTTGACCCCATCTGCTTGAATAACAGCAGTTCGGTGCCGCCAACCGTAAATTCCGTGTCCAGTGCGCCGTCATCCAGCCCCAGATCAATATCCACCGAGCCGGGCATACCACCGCCGCGATACTTATCAAACTTGCGCGTGAATTTCGGCAGGGTTACGGACTCAACGATCCCCTGCCAGTTGTTACCCGCGTTGAACAGGTTCAGGTGTTTTAACTTGCGTGGTAAAGCCATGGGGTCCCCTTACGCGCTGACCCGGCTGGAGAAATCCAGCAGGTATTGATCGGTGATGCGCTGGCGCAGCATCAGGTTTTCTAGCGGCGGCACCGGCGTGTAGTCGTAATCGATAGTGAGCTTCCCGGCTTTCAGGGAGTCCTTATCGTTCACGGACTCATCCAGCCAGCAGTCTGCGCCGATGATGTAGCCCTGCGTTTTCAGGTTGCGCAGTTTGGCGCGGATACCCTCGATAATGTCGCGGGCCAGTGACGGGTTAAGCACACCATCCACCGCCCACATGTGCGCTTCTGCAATGGTGTCAGCCAGCACCTGCGCCGTGCGGGTGTAGTTTTCAAAGGCAAACAGCGGATCGTCGCTGAGGCAGCGGGAACCCCAGAAGCGGAAGCCGTCTTTGCGGATCAGCGTGGTCACATCGTTCTGGTTCAGCAGTCCCGCATCGGTGGCCGGGTCCTGCAGATCCCAGAACACATCTGCAGAAAGGCCGGTGACGCCGTTCACGCCCACGTTGGACAGGGTTTTGTGCCAGCCGGTCTGTTCGTCAATTTTGGCGCGCAGGCCGAGCGCACGGGCGGAGGCGTAAGCCTTCGCATCTGCATTCAGCACGGTGTCAAAGTTGATAAAGTCAGGCCAGATCAACATCCCTTCGCGCTGGCTGAAGTTATCGCGATAAGCAATAGCCTCCTCCACCGTTTTGCAGCCATAGGCGGACAGGTAGGCAAACCCGCGCAGGCTCTGCGCCACGCTGAGCAGCTCAGTGGCAACCGCCTGCGTGTCATGCCCTGGCGCACCGAGAATGCGAGGCTTAACACCGAGCTGCGATTGCGCCGAAAGCAGAGCCTTCATACCGGTTTTTTTACCGTCAGCGGTCACGCCGCCGATAATGTTGGAGGTGGTTTCCGCTTCGGTTTCGCCCTGCGCCACACGCACGACAACCGTCACAGGTTTTGCCTGGTCTGCAATCGCATCCAGCGAGCGTGCCAGCGTGCCGGACTCGCCCGCCTTGCCGCTGGCAGTCAGCACATCGGTCAGCAGGACCGGCTTGTTGAGGGGGAACATGGACGCATCTGCATCGTCGCCGGTGCAGACCATGCCCACGATAGCGGTGCTTACCGTGGTAATGGATCGGGTGCCGTCGTTGACTTCAACAACGCGCACGCCGTGGTGGTAATCCTGAGCCATAAGGCAGTCTCTCCGGTTTACAGGGGGTACGCCTATGTTCTGGTTGATATGCGCGCGGCGCACGCGGCGGGCTTTGTCTGGGGAATGGCACAACGAAAGGGTTAAAAAATTCCCGCAAGCGTGGGGGCTAAATCACCATGTTTCCTTTGCATCACCTGCCGGAATAAGGAGGCAAAAAAAAGAGGCCGCATAAGCGGCCTTTTGTCACAGCGGTTTATCGGGATAGATTGGGTTTTCAGGGTCAACCTTTGTCAGACTGTAGCGATACTTCTGCCATTCCGTCAGCCTGGGTTTATCTGTCTCGTCAATATAACCCCCCTCTGAGGCATCTTTCAGGGGGGCTATCACCGAATCCGCTTCTTTGCGCAAGGCTGTTAACCTCAGAATCGCCGCCGCTTTTAGCTGCTCTGGCGTGGGCGGTGGAATATCCTCCCAGCAGGGCATTCCATTTTCCCCTGCGGCCCGTTGTTTACCAGGGGGAGGATCACCCATAAATTCGGCAGCAGTCTCAATATCCACCTCCACCCCGTCGAACGGCCATGTTCCGGCCTGCTCGTAGGAATCCCTCAGAGAGTTGGGGAAAAACGCATTCTCATATGCACTATAAACATATTCACTCATATTACCTCCCGAAAGAAATCCACTGACCACCTTCCTCAGAGACGTTCACGTGTGCAGTGAAGCCAATCGGCTGTTGTTCGGTCGCGCCCCACATATTTCCACCACCCCATCCCGCATCTGAAACGATCACCTGGTCAACCTTTGTGGGGTATCGGATTGGGAAGTTGATTGTTTTGGTTGTTGTATTCGTAAAATCTATTGTTCCGTACTGGATCAGCAGATCGCCGAGCTTATACCAGCCAGGGCCGGTTAGGATGTTCAAATCTGCCCGTACCAGCGCCGCGCTGTTGCGTGAAAGTAAGGTTCTGGCAAAGGCTGTGAAATCGGACAGGACAAGCAGATCCTTGCCGACAAAATACGGCAGCTTATCGGCAGCGCCAGTAAGTCCAGATAAAGACGTTAACGCCGCATTAATGGGTTGCTTACCGGATAACGCATTCAGCACTGTTGTAGAGAAATTAGCATCACCCCCCAGGGCGTCTGCCAGTTCCTTAAGCGTATCCAGTGCCGCGGGAGAGCCATTAACAAGCGCGGCGAGGGCAGCTTTTACGAAAGCTGTTGTTGCTATCTGCGTGTTGTTAACTGTCTGGGCTGGCGTGGGTGCAGTTGGTATACCCGTTAAGGCGGGGCTGACCAGCGGTGCGCCTCCAAGATTGGCAAGGCCACCTGCCTGTGTAGACGAGCCGGTGCCGCCGTTGGCTATTGGGATTACAGTTGATGGGTCGTCATTAAATTTCTGAGTAACAAATAGAGTCCTGGCACCTTTAGCACCATTAACAGAAACCAAGTACTCTCGCCTATTACCTGCTGAGCTTGTCATTGGCGTCAGCCTGACAAGAAAGAAGTTAGGCCTCGCCTGAATGGTTTCTATGCTAATGGTAGTGGATGCTGAGTACGTCACTCCTGATGGAGGGTTAACCCAAGCTGAAAAAGTTGCGACCTGAATTGAGCCAGTTAAAAAGTCTGCTTGCTGCCAGTCGAATGAAGATAATAAACCACTACTGGCAAGACCAATTCCCATATCCTCAAAGCCTAGCGTTTTGCGCCCACCCTCTGGCGTGGTTGCGCCAAGACCACCGTTAGTAAGTGGAATGACAGTTGAAGAATCACTATTGTAACTTCTGACCACATTAAAAGAACGAGAGCCAACAGCCCCTGTCACCACGATAATATATTCACTCCTGTCACCATTTGAAGCTGACAGAGAGTTAAGTTTTATAACCGCTGCGTTGGAGTTTCTCTGAATCGTTGTCGCCGTTACCGTTGTATTCGTGTTGTAGGTTACGCCTGATGGTGGATTTAATGATGATGAAAACACAAAGGTTTGCATTGAACCGGTCAGAAAATCAGCTTGCTGCCAGTCGAACGACGTGATGCGTGAGGATGCAGTAAGGCCATAGCCCAAATCATTAAGCGCCCCTGTCCCCTGCAAATCCCATGATGACCATGTAGAACCGGAAAGGGTGCGCGTCCACGTTCTATTTATGAATGCGGCATTGGTTACAATTGAGGTGAAAGTCTGAACAACTGAGTCCGTGCTTGAACGCAACTCGACCTTGCATATACCGGTCGGCGTTGCAGTCTGTCCGGCTGGAATTGGCCCGTTTGTAACCGCATTGGTTATCGACCAGATCCCAGGAGTTAATAGCGTATTCATATCGCCAGTGAAATAACCCGGCATTGAACAAAAACCAACGGGCAACCAGACACCCCAAGGGCCATCTGTACCATTCCAGGTGCCAACAAGAGGGCGCATATAAATATTGCCGTTTCTGGTTACGGTATAACGCTGCGTTCCGCCAAATGGCCCGCCTGGAATGACTTCCAGCACACCAACCGCGTTATCTTCCGGGAACCCGTTCACGATTTGCGCATTGGTTGCCGAGTTTTGCGCCCATATACCAATAAAATCTGGCACTGGCCCGTAATTGTTCAGATTGGCATTATTCGGCAGGTTGCCCCGCATCAGAATTGCGGGTGCCACCGCGCGGGTGACAAATTCGGTTGTCGCCAGCTGCTTATCATTTGACGCCTGCGGTGCCGTGGGTGCTGTCGGCTTTCCGGTCAATGCAGGACTGGCAAGCGGCGCCTTGGCCGCCAGGGCATTGAGCATGGTAGTTGCAAAGTTCGGATCGTTTCCGAGAGCCACCGCCAGTTCTCCCAGCGTATCAAGTGCGCCAGGCGAGGAGTTAACCAACGCAGCGATTGCTGTCATCACAAACTGTGTATTTGCGAGCTGCTGCGAATTATTACCTGCCGTCGCCGTCGGTGCCGTCGGCGTGCCGGTCAGCGCCGGGCTTGCAAGTGGCGCTTTAAGTTTGGCCTCATCCATGACGGTTTTTACCGCTTTCGGGGTGGCGGCCAGCGTTTCTGATGTACTGGTTGTCGAGCTGCTGAGCTGCGTAAACCCTTTTGCAGCCAAGGTGGCGTCCGGGTGGTTGCGGGATTTTGCATGCTTGTCGATTTCACTATCAACATAATCCTGCGTGGCCATCACGGTTGACGTGTCCATGGTGATGGTGATCGCGTTGACCTCGCTGACCGCAATCACCATGCGAATCACCATCTTTCGCCCGGCTCCTTCGCTTAATGACGGCTTGTAAGTTTCTGCCATGTTGCCGACGGCCAGAAGTGTTCCGGCGGCATCATACAACGCCATTTCACGGATCCAGAATCCACTCGTTTCCGGTTTTTCCGGTGGAATCACCAGTTCAACAACAATATTTTTCGTATCGCTGGCATCAATACTCGCTCTGTTAATCGGCGCGCGGTAAACCTCCCTGACCAGTTTTGTCTGGGCAGGGTTCGGAGTGGGCAGCGTGCCGCCGCCATCACCCACGGCCATTTTTGCGGTATTGTCCAGAACAATGCTGGCGGTGCCAGCCAGAACCGCCGCGATTTTTGCGGCACCTGCTGTGGTGATAATAGTTTTAAATTTCGCCATGATAGTTACCCTGGATAAACCGTAATAATGTCGCCGTCATAGATGGCCCCGCCGGTATACAGATAACCCGGCACTTCCTGCACAATATTGATTGAGCAGTGACGACTGACGGGCCTGGCATCACTGATCAGTCGGTCCATTTCGATATTCATATTTGGCGTCATGCCGCTTTCCGGCACTCCTATGTCCAGTTCGAACGTGCCAGGCGTGGCATTGTTTTCCCACCATTCCGTAATACCGATGATTCGCCCAAGCGGGCCAACCGCACTGCGGATAGCGGCAAGCGTCCCTTTGCGGCGGTGAATGAAAAAGGCGTCACTGACAGCCTGGCGCTTGACGTTCTCTGCCCAGGCTTCATCCCAGCGGTCAACCGAAAACGCCCACGCCAGATAGGGCAGAAACTTCACCGGGCATTTCCATGGGTTCCACAGGTCACGCAATGGCACATCAAGGTTGCTGATATCACTGCAGGCCTGCGCCAGTCGGCGCTTAAGGACAGACGATCCCGGAGGAAGCAGACTATTCATCCGTTCCCCCGATGGTTACGGTTGCTGCTGTGCAGTAAGCCGCTTTTGATTTATCCAGCACCACATCAACTGCAGGCGCAGTCAGCTCTACACGCTGGACCCCTTCCACATGGAGCGCACCGTAAATGGCAGATCTGCGGATATCACGTCCCAGCCGTGCCTGGGCTTTAATGTAGGATTGCAGCCGCTCAATAGCGGCCGCTTTAATAGGCTCCGCCTCCGGCCCCGGATAGAGATAGAGCTGGGCATTAATCGTGTAATTCACGATGGAGGCAGACTGCACTGTTACCCGGTCAGCCACCGGGCGCACACTTTCATCATTGAGTGCGGCAGCCACAACAGCGAGCAGGTCTGCTGCTGCCGTTCCATCTCCTTCACGGGAAAGTATGGTAACGGTGACATTTGCCGGTGTCGGGCTGATAGCTGACGCATCAGCCACACGGCCATCAGCACTCCGCGCGTGAAATTCATAGGCAGCAGATGGGCCAGCAACGCTCAAACCCTCCATTGCCGCCGGTATGCGCTGGCGTAAATCATTATTAGACTCCATCACCGCCTGAACCGGCGGAATCGCCGTCGGGTCTCCGGGAATGATCGTAAGTCGTTTTACGTTATTAATGGCTGCCAGCTGATCGAGATCACTACCCATGGCATAAGCCACCATGACCGCCTGCGCAGCCTCATTGATTCGCTGACGCAGCAGGATTTCCCGGTATGTGTTTTCCTGCAGTAATTTGGTGACGGGTTCAGATTCCAGCTCAAGTGTGCGCCGCACCGCGTCCTGTTCATCCACCGGATGAAGGGCCACAAAAGCTGCCTTGCGCTCAGCAAGCAGCGCCTCAAAGTCCGGCACCTCAATAATCTGCGGGGCCGGGAGCTGGGAAAGGTCAATTACTGCCATTATCTGCTCCTGTTGGCACTGAAAGGGATACAGACGCGCCGTTATTGCGCTTCCCGGTTAGCTCAACCACCATTGAGCCGTCAAAGCTGCTGCTGATAGTGATGGAATCCAGCGTAAGCCGTGGCTCCCATCGGCTCAGGGCTACGTAGACCGCAGACATGATCTGCAGACGCAGCGCCGGGTTCTGTGGCTGGTCTATCAGGGCAGACAGCAGGGAGCCGTATTCGCGGCGGGCAATTCGGCTCCCTTGCGGGGTCAGCAGAATATCCCGTACTGACTGGCGCAGGTGTTCCGTATCAGTGATAGCCCTGCCGTTACCCTGACTCATGCCGATATACAGCGTCATACCGGGCCTCCCGAGGTATCGCCGCCTTTCATAACTTTGATATGGGCATGGTTATCCACCACGATCCCGTTAGAACTCATGGCACCACCGCCCTGAGTGACGCCACCATTGATCACCACCTCGCTGTTTATGCGCGTGTTGCTTGCTTCCACAACAAACTCACCTGTTTTCAGGGTGATATTGTCAGCCGCCTCTATCACCATTGATTTGATACCTTTGACGTGCCAGCGCCCGGTGGCGGGTTCGTACTCAAACCAGCCTCCGTCCGGGTATTCCGTCACGCAGCCGTCCACGGAATCCGACGGCGGTGCAAACTGATTGGAGTAAATGGCGGGCAGCGCAAAGGCGGTTTCCAGATTGCCGCCCAGGCTCAGCACCACCACCTGTTCATCCGGTGACGGACACCACCAGGTGCGACCGCCGCCGGCACGCAGTGTCAGCCAGTTAATCCAGTTGGTTTCAAGCTCGCCCACCTTTACCCGGCACAGCCAGTTTTCCCGGTCCACTTCGGTCACGGTGCCGGTGCGGATCAGGTTGGTGATAAGGCGCATGATTTCTGTTAAGTTTTTGTCCATACACTTAGGGTGTACCAAGACAAATTGGCGTTCATCAAAACAAAAATGTGTCACTGATGGCACAACTGGGAGATTCGGATGAGTTCTTTTGATAGATTTTATAAATGGGTTGAGTCAAACGGGCATATCGTCGAAGAATGCAATGATGAAGAAATCCAACATCTTTTCATGCAGTACATTGAAGAACTGACAATCACCGCACTTGATTCCTATAATTTAGAAATCCCTAAAATCATTCAACGCAATAAAAAGGAACATGATAACTTTGTGCAAAAACATATCACTCATTGGGAGGATGCTTTAAATCACTTAGAACTCCTAATAGATATTTGCATTAGTTCCGGCTCAGATTTCAGTGAACACCGTAAGATCGAAAGCGACTCTGCAAATGAAATTAAAACAGGCCTTCTGATAAGACTACATGCAAAAGCTTGTTCAATATCCAACGAAATTTTACTGTTACTAAAAAATGGTTACGCTGATGGTGCTCATGCTCGATGGAGATCGCTTCACGAGGTAAATGTTACTTTACAATTTATTAGCTCAAACAGTCCTGTTTGCGCAGAGAGATTTCTGGCGCATGAAATCTATGATAGCTTTTATGGGATGAAATCCCATAAAAAACATGAGCATCGACTGCAAGAGAAGGGTCCTACAGATGAAGAATGCGCTATTATAACGCGAGCATTCAAAGACAAATTAAAGAAATACGGCAAGGACTTTGATTCACAATATGGATGGGCAACTCCTTTTCTGCCTGAGAATAACAGAGCACCTGGATTCCAGAGTTTAGAAAAGGCTGTTAAATTAGACCATATGAGACCATACTTCAAATGGGCAAGCCAAAATATACACCCAAACATTAAGACAATCACCAAAAGCTTGACATTACCAACTTTCGAAACAAGCATTATTAACATTGGCCCAAGTAATTTTGGACTTACAGACCCAGCTCAGAATGCTGCGCTTAGTTTAACGCAAGCAACCGCAACAATTTTAACAATTATTGAAAATGAGAAAAACATAGTAACAATCAATTCATTAACTAAACTCACGGAAGCTATTGGAAAAAAATTCTTAGAAACAGCCAGAATATTTAACAGTTGAAATTCACCTAACTAAATAGCCGAACAATTGCTCTTCTATTAAATTAATTGTCGTATTGTCGAAGCCCAGCAATTGCCTCTTCGCATAACGTATTTCTGGCCCTTTGCGACTGACGCGATCACGCAGGCCGTAATGGTGAACCCGGGCAATACGCTGCACTGAGCCGTCAAACTGAACGCTGGCGGAATCCGCACTGGCAGCGGTTTTCAGGTATTTAGTGGTGCGAAGTTTCGCAAACATCTGGCGCTTAATTCGCCCCTTCTTACTGCGTGCCGTGACCCGGCGCGGCTCATAGCCACTTCCGTCGGGATTGCGCTGCAGCCTGATGTTTTGTTGCTGCGTGCGGCGCAGCTCCTGCGCCAGCTGCCGCATCATGCGGCTGCGCGCGGCAGGCTCAAGATTCGCCAGCAACGCTGCCAGCCAGTCATCCACCCTCTGCAGCTCACCCATGTTTCACCGTCCACATTTCTTCCGCTACGTCCGGTTCCGGCACCGCCTCAACGCTCGACATGCCCCCGTCAGTGCTTACCAGCACTCGCTCCGTCAACTGCAGGTTCAGACTGATATCGCACACATCATTGCGCAGGATATCCACATCAAAGGTGAACAGCTTTTCGCGCAACTCACGGTTATTGATAGCGTCAGGCTGATTGGCAGTGAGCCACAGCAGAACGGGGGCCATCAGCAGATTCTGGTTCCCGCTGAAATCCTCGATCACCACGTTCAGGGTGTAGCGGTATTCCCATGACATGGAGCTGGCACCGGTTGCCACCAGTGAGCCGTTATCCACAAACAGGTGCAGCTTGTCCGGGTTATTGCGGACATAAGGCACAGCCTCATTCAGGGCGTTGCGTAAAGACTGCGGCTTGTTCATTGTCTCGCTCCTGGCACGCAATTATCGTGTCCACTTTGTCAGCACACGCCGCCCAGGCGGCCTCCGTTTCATCCAGCGCTGCATTCAGATCGCCGTTACTGCGCGGCGCTGACCTTTCCAGGCGGCACTGCGTCACTCTGGGACAGCCACTCACGGTAAGCTGCACCTCCGGCGAGGGCCGGACGTTCCCGCAGCCGGATAATGTCAGCAGGCAAAGGAGCATCAGCCCAGCGGCGCAAATCCTCATTTTCACGTTTCAGTTCCTCTATCCGGTGCTGTCGGCTGCGCAGCAGAGCGGAGGTCTGTTCCGCCGCCGCATAAAGCCGCGTCTGCTCCCGGCTATTGGTTTCGTTCAGAATGGACAGGCCGATCAGCTGGCTGTTTTTCTTCGTCAGTTCCTGCGATTTACTTTTCAGCGCCGCAACCTGCGTCTCGATGGTATGGCTTGCATTGTTAAGCCGCCATGACTGCCAGCCCAGCAACGCAAGCGCCAACGCCAGCACTGCCGCCATCGCACGCATCAGACTGTCGCCGCCTCTGAAAACTGAGAACGGACAACCCGATAAACCAACACCGTCAGCACATAAATCACCAGGGTTAACACCCAGCCGGACCATGCCAGGCAGACAATAACCAGGATTTTCATTAACCAGCTGAGCAAAGGCTTATCCGGGGTGGTAAAGAATTTTTTGAGGGATTCTTTGATGGCATGCCTTGCTGCACCTCCGGCAATTACTCCAGCCACTCCGCAGAGGGACAGCACCCAGGTTAAAATGCTCATGATCCAGATGGCGGCAACGACCAGGACCGGGGCGATGCTGCGTGGATAAAACAACGCGGCCATTAACAGCGCCACCCAGGCGATCTGAAACAACACGTTCATGATTTTGTTTTTCATTGCGTTACGCTCCTTTTAAGCACCAAGCCATTTCCCGCTCACGGCGGTTATCCAGCCCCTGATTAAACACACCTTTTACATACACCCAGCGTGGCAGTTGATGGCAGGCGTCTGCCCAGCGCCGCTGGTTCAGCAACTTAACCAGCGTGGAGCTGCAGGCATTGCCGGTGCCCACGTTGAAAGCAAACGACACCACAGCGTCATAGACCTTTTGCGGCATCTGCTGCACCACACATTTTTCCAGCGCCCGCTCCACGCGCAGTACGTTGGTGATAAGTCCCTGCGCCGCCTGCCGTTCCGTGATGGTTTTGCCCGGCATCACACCGGACGTATTACCGATCCCGTCAGTCCAGACACCCGCGCTGCACTGGTAAGGCTGCAGGCGGCATCCCTCGTAATCGGCAATCAGTTTCAGCCCCTCAACAGAGGTATGAAGTGACTGATAACCGGGCAGCGTGGCGGCGATAGCCAGCACCGCCACGACAAGGCAGCGCTTAACGATTGAAGGATTCATACTCCCCCCGCGTGATTTGCCCGCTGCGCAGCAGCTGGTAGGTTTTGTGTTTGTAGTACCAGTTGATCGCCAGCATCAGCACACCTATCAGCACGCCACCAACTGTTGACGCATCCTTAAGTGACAGATCGCCCAGGTATGCCAGCAGCAAGGCGATGCAGTAAGTGATAAAGGCGCTGATTCGTTCAAGCGTCATATTTCAGTCCCATAGCTGGACGGTCTGCGCCGTGGTTGATGCCGGTATATCCGGCATTTCAACCTGCAGCCCGTGCGGTAAAAAAGGGCCATGCTCAGCCAGCCCCGGATTTGCCTGCAGAACCTGCTCAGTGACACCCTGCGTGCGCCCGTAATGACGCCAGCAAAGCGCGTCCACCGTGTCATACTGGTGCGCACGCACTTTCATCAGATAAGCTCCACCGTGCAGTGCGGTGCATCCTGCACTCGGCTGATAGCCCAGCGGGCATCCCGCCACAGATCGCCGCTGGCCTCCGCCAGCTCCTCCCCTCGTTTCACTCCTGATCCCGTGGCGTCATAATCCTGATAACGCTCATTGAGCACGGCACGCGCCCAGCAATAAACGGCGTTAAGGTAGTGCTGAATGCGCTGACTTCTGCCGTCCAGCATTTCTGACGGCACATCAGCCAGGGCTTTACAGCCCAGCATTTGCTGGCGGTTGCGGAAGTCGTACAGTTCAGCGTTAACCTCAGAAATTGCTGTTAGTGCAACCTGCCTTAGACGTGGCTGCGTCACCGTGCCGTCAGTGCGCATCACGCTACGAAATTCAGACAGATCCACATCAGGCCAGAACGGCGTATTTTTAATAACGTCCGCCTGTTCGGGTGCCTGCTCTGGCGCAATAAACTGCATTCGGCTTTCTCCTGAAATAGTGGGCGGTGGACGGGGTTTTGATGTGGCAATGCCTTTCGCCACCCCGTGCCGCCCGTGCGCGGGGCACGTTCTTTAGCGGCTGTCACTACGCAATTTGCGCTCCAGCTGCTGCTTTTCTTTTTTCACGCCGCATCGGGGATCGAGCTGCAGCGCATGGGTAAGGTGATTCAGGGCAGAAGCCGGGTTGCTTTCGCTCAGTACCGCGCCGATGGCTTTATGCAGGCGCGCCCGGGACTGGTCCGGCATATCCAGATCGCTTGTCAAATCCAGCGTCTGCAGGAGCAGATCGGCATCAAAACCGGTGGCGGCCAGCAGGGCGCTTTGTGCGGTGTCCGCCATTTCTTCCGCCAGGACGGTCTGAACGTTGCGGTTTCCCAGCGGCATCACCCAGCCATGGCGCAGCGCATGACGCCCTATTTCCAGCGCACCGGCATAATCACCGGCATCGATACGCCACAGCATCACGTACATCAGCACGTCATCCTGCTGCGCACCTCCGGCAGCCAGCACGCCCTCCGCCCAGGCGGCATACTTCGGCAGAAGCTCCACCTTGATTGCAGCCTTTTTCACGGTGGACTGGACGCCCTTGAGGCGGCGGCGGTCTTCTGCGAGCTGGAGCAGCATCAGGTCATAGCCGGACGCATGGCGAACACTGCCGCCCTCCCGGGCGGCCTGTTCGGCCTGAATGCGCAGGCGGTGCTGCCGTGCGGGACTCAGGCTCATGCGTTACTCCCCACCTTCCGGCGCAGCTGGCGCGGTGTAATCACCGATTTCGATGTTTTCGACCAGTGCCGCGCAGCGATAGTCTTCAATCACATACGCTTCGTTGACGGACTCAAAGTTTTCGATCCGGTCACGTTTCGGGTTGTCGATAACAGAACGACGGCGGGTGTCCTCCTGCCAGTAGATGGACAGGTTATCCAGGCGGGTGATCAGCAGGGCATTCGCCGGGAAGAAAGGCGCGCGCACCGCCTGCAGGCCGCCCATGCGTTTCTGGCTGATAATCAGATCGGCAGCGATTTTTTCGCTGTTCTCCTGCTCTTTGTTAACCAGCGGGAAATACTTGTCAGACAGCAGTTCACGGCCGCAGATAACAACCAGCTCGTCATCGTCCTGATAAACCACATCGATTAGCTCGTTAACCGCATCCATCACCACGGCGTCCAGGTTGGCATAGTCGCCCCCCTTCCCCACCTTCACCGCACCTGCGGTGGTGGTGCCGTTCTGGGTGGTACTGCCCATAACGTGGTCCGGCGCGTCTTCGCGGATTTTCTGCAGCCAGCCCTTATTCACATCCTGCAGCAGCGGGTTTTCTTCGCGGTTGGAGGTTTTGGCGCGCTTCACGCCGTTGAAGCCGATCATGATGCGGTCCAGTGCCTGGCGCTTGACGATGGCATTGCGCACACGCACCTGGAAGTCCTGGTATTTCGCCCAAAGGTCCAGCTTTGCGTAGGTCAGCACCGTGTCAAAGTTGGTCTGTTCGCATTTATATTCCACATCCTCCATCAGCATCGGATCGGTAGGTTCGCGCTCTTTGGTGGTGGTGTCGGTGGTTCCGGCAATGGTGGAACCTACGCCCAGTCCAAGCAACTGCCCGGACTGCTCCGCAACCGGCGTGATGTTAATCAGCGTCAGGAAAGCGGCGGACTGCTGGATCTGGTCTTCCAGCGTCTGCTGCACGGACGGCTCTACGGTGAATTTGCTGGAAAGCTCTTCAACTTCCACACCGTTCAGACGCGCCAGCTGCTGCAGGTAAGCGTTAAAGGCAAAGCGGGTATTCTTTTTCATCGGGTTTTATGCTCCATCAGCAATTGGTCAGGGTGCCTGCCGGTACGTCACCGCCCGGCGCGCGCTGGCGGTAATCTTTACGGCTGTCTTCACGGCTCAGCTGCTGCTGAAGTTCGGCAAAGGCGGACTGCTGCTCCTGCAGCGAAGTTTCAAGCTCAGAAATGCGCGCGTCCTGGTCGGACAGGGATTTATCAGTGCGCTCGCTCAGGTTCTGCTGTTCAGTGGCGACCAGCTCAACGGCTTTATGCACGTCTGAGAAACGCGCATCATCGGTCTGCTCTTTTTTGGTGAACAGGGCAGTGACGCGGGCAAAGAGGGACGGTTTTTCTTCCTGGGTTTCTTCCAGCTCGATCAGCGTTTCTGTAGCGGCAGTAAAAAGGTTTTCAGGATTCTGCTTGCGGTTAGCCAGCGGGTTTCGTGCGGCGCTGGCACTGAAGGTCAGCATTTCGGTGCCCAGGCTCGCCGGATCGTCAGTGGCGGCCAGGCCTACAAGATAGGCTTTGCCGGTGTCGGCAAACTTCGGGCTGACTTCCATAGAGGTGAATAGCTTCTGACCTTTCTTGACCAGTTCAACGAGTGAGCTGGTCGGCTCCACGTCGGCATACAGGGCCATTTTCCCCTTCAGCGGCCCGTCCTGAATTTCATCTGCAATTAACGTCGTTACTCTGCCGTAGCGGTTAAAGGCGCTGTCCGGTGAATATGACTTGATGTGTTCAAGATTAATCAGCGCGGTGTAGACCGCCGGGTTGTAGCTGGCTGCCATTTGCTCCAGCCATTCACGCTGGATTTCGCGTCCGTCGGTGGTGGCACCTTCCACCCCGATACAGAAACGCTTTGCTTTCACTGTCATGAGCCGTGCTCCGTTAGAAAAAACTTACTGGAGCCTTATGGTTGCGGTGATGTGGGGAGTGAAACAACGCGCAGCGCTTGTGCGGTCGGCCATACAAACCGCAGCCGGGGAAAGCGCACTGTTAAGGCCGTAGGCTTGTGCCATGAACACAACACTGACCCCCGCAGACCTCGATCCCCGTCGGCAGGCCATGCTGCTGTACTTTCAGGGATACCGCGTAGCCCGCATTGCTGAAATGCTGGGCGAGAAAGTTGCAACCGTTCACAGCTGGAAGAAGCGCGACAAGTGGGGCGACTATGAGCCACTGGATCAGATGCAGCTCACTACCGCCGCGCGTTACTGCCAGCTCATTATGAAGGAGCAGAAAGAAGGGAAAGACTTCAAGGAAATTGACCTGCTGGCGCGCCAGTCAGAGCGCCACGCCCGGATCGGTAAATTCAACGACGGCGGGAACGAGGCGGATTTAAACCCGAACGTAGCCAACCGCAACAAAGGTCCACGCCGTCAGCCTGAAAAGAATGTTTTCACCGACGAACAGATCGAGAAGCTGCAGGAGGTTTTTCACGGCTCGATGTTCGCCTACCAGCGCCACTGGTATGAGGCAGGCAACCGCCACCGTATCCGCAACCTGCTTAAATCGCGCCAGATCGGGGCGACCTTCTTTTTTGCCCGGGAGGCGCTGATTGACGCCATCACCACCGGCCGCAACCAGATTTTCCTCTCAGCCAGTAAGGCGCAGGCACACGTCTTTAAACAGTACATCATCGACTTTGCAAAAGAGGTTGATGTGGAACTGAAAGGCGACCCGATGACGCTCAGCAACGGCGCGTGCCTGTACTTCCTCGGCACCAATGCCCGCACGGCGCAGAGCTACCACGGCAACCTGTACCTGGATGAATATTTCTGGATTCCGAAATTCCAGGAGCTGCGCAAGGTTGCGTCCGGTATGGCCATTCACAAAAAATGGCGGCAGACCTATTTTTCCACGCCATCCAGCCTGACCCACAGCGCCTATCCATTCTGGTCCGGCGCACTGTTCAACCGGGGCCGCAACAAAGCAGACAAGGTGGATATTGACCTGACTCACGGCAGCCTGGCCCCCGGCCTCCTCTGCCCTGACGGTCAGTACCGCCAGATCGTCACCGTGGAGGATGCGGTGCGCGGCGGCTGTAACCTGTTCGACCTGGACCAGTTGCGCATGGAGTACAGCCCGGACGAGTACCAGAACCTGCTGATGTGCGAATTTATTGACGATCTGGCGTCGGTGTTCCCGCTCAGCGAGCTGCAGGCGTGCATGGTGGACAGCTGGGAGGTCTGGTCCGATTTTCAGGCGCTGGCGTTGCGCCCGTTTGGCTGGCGCGAAGTCTGGATCGGCTATGACCCGGCGAAAGGTACGCAGAACGGCGACAGCGCCGGATGCGTGGTGATGGCTCCGCCAGCCGTGCCGGGCGGCAAGTTCCGCATTCTTGAGCGGCACCAGTGGCGCGGAATGGACTTCCGCGCGCAGGCTGACGCGATCAAAAAGCTAACGCAGCAGTACAACGTGACCTATATCGGCATCGACTCGACCGGCGTCGGCCACGGCGTTTATGAAAACGTTAAAGCGTTCTTCCCGGCGGTACGGGAGTTTGTCTACAACCCCAATGTCAAAAACGCCCTGGTACTCAAGGCCTACGACATTATCAGCCACCGCCGCCTGGAGTTTGACGCCGGGCACACCGACATTGCTCAGTCTTTCATGGCTATCCGCCGTGCTACAACCGCCAGCGGTAACCGCCCCACCTACGAAGCCAGCCGCAGCGAGGAAGCCAGCCATGCTGATCTGGCCTGGGCAACGATGCACGCACTGTTTAACGAACCGCTGCAGGGCGAAGCCGCCAATACCAGTAACATTGTGGAGATTTTTTGATGGGCAAGAGGAATAAAAACCGCGCTGCAGCTAAACAGAGCGTTCAACCGAGCAGCGGCGTATCTACAGAAGCATTCAGCTTTGGCGACCCGATCCCGGTACTGGACCGCCGGGAGTTGCTGGACTATGTGGAATGCGTGCAGATGGATAAGTGGTATGAGCCTCCCGTGAGCTTTGACGGCCTGGCCCGCACCTACCGCGCCGCCGTGCATCACAGCTCACCGATTGCCGTTAAGCGCAACATTCTGACCAGCACGTTTATCCCACACCCGCTGCTGAGCCAGCAGGCATTCAGCCGCTTCGTGCAGGACTATCTGGTATTCGGTAACGCCTATCTGGAGAAACGGACGAACCGGCTTGGCGGCATTCTGTCGCTGGAGCCGTCACTGGCGAAATACACCCGTCGGGGCGTCGATCTAGATACCTACTGGTTTGTGCAGTACGGCATGACCACGCAGCCGTATGAATTCACCAAAGGCAGCATCTTTCATCTGATGGAGCCGGATTTAAACCAGGAGATTTACGGCCTGCCGGAATACCTTTCCGCCATCCCTTCAGCCCTGCTGAACGAGTCCGCCACGCTGTTCCGCCGCAAGTATTACATCAACGGCAGCCATGCGGGCTTCATCATGTACATGACCGACGCCGCGCAGAACCAGGAGGACGTGAACAACATCCGCCAGGCCATGAAAAGCGCCAAAGGGCCGGGCAACTTCCGCAACCTGTTTATGTACTCGCCCAACGGCAAAAAGGACGGGATTCAGATCATCCCGCTGTCAGAAGTAGCGGCAAAGGATGAGTTCCTGAACATCAAGAACGTGAGCCGGGATGACATGATGGCAGCGCACCGCGTGCCGCCGCAGATGATGGGGATTATGCCTAGCAATGTTGGGGGGTTTGGGGATGTGGAGAAGGCGAGTAAGGTTTTTGTTAGAAATGAGCTTATTCCGCTACAAAAAAGATTAGTTGAAATTAACACTTGGCTAAATAAAAAGATAATAACATTTAATGATTATTCATTAAATTAAAAAAAGAGGGGTAAATTACCCCTCTAAAATCACAAATACCGTTTTACACGTATTTTATTAATATTTGACTCGCTTCCGATTCTTATTAAAGCGTTTTTAGCCTTTTCACCAATACGATTCATTCTATCTGAACCATTGCTATAAGTACCAAATTTAAGAGCAGTAGCTATTATTGAGTCACTGCCATTAGTAATAACATCTTTGAATAACTTATAATAGTCCTCTTCTGATGCACTATCTAGAGTGACTTCGTGCCTTTCAGCCCAGCCATTCTGACCTGACAATTTTGCGAGCACATCCCCTATAGATTCTTCCAAGTCTAGACTATTAGCATACTCTTTAATTTTTGACGACAACTCAGAATCTTTTACAGGATGAACATTCATGTAAATAGACTGGACATATTCCTTGAGTGCATCATTAGCGTAAGTAATAAAGCTATTTATTAAATTCTTTGCTTTAATATCTTCATCAAAATCTCTAAACAATCCAACAACGCTATCTAAATCTCCAGGAGTTACATACTCCATTCCATCTAGCACAGCCTGGGATAGCTTTTCAACAACCTCGGTTTGATTATCATCAAATGAATTATGAAAATACTTCCATGCTTCAAACAGAGAACCACGCTTGTTATCACGTATTATTTCATCATTTCTTATTCCAATCTGTATTTGAAAACGATTTGTATCTATATACCCATACTTAACCATATCAATTAGTGCTTCATCAAGCTCATTCGTTCTTTTATAACCGTACTTAAGCAAAGTATTAAGCCATCTTTTTTTCTGTTCCTCCTCCTTGTCATCATACATATAGACATTTCGTATACTGCTAATATATTCCAACGAGGGTACATCTCCATCTGCTGAAAACGCATAATGACTCCAACAATACAAAGTTAAAGAATGCGCTACTTCGTTTGAGATTGTCTTAGCATCTCCATTAATTTTAGGAATCAAAGCTAAGAGGAAACGTTCTATTTTTTTAAGTATTCGAATATTTTTAATTCCTAGCGAGATGGTGTACTTGCTTAACAATTCATGAAGATTAATATCATAACCATAAGCTATAGAGGCGCATTCTTCTGGTGTAGGATTATAAGTAATCTCTCTATCAATGACTTTCTCTTTATAAGTGGAATAATCTCCCATACCATTTGAACCATTGTTAAGCAAAAGAACAACCTTGCAATCTTTTTGCTCTTTCAAAAGAGAGACCAATCCTAATACATCTTTAACCTCTAAGTTTTTACCACGCCTCTCTAAGTCATCTATTACTACAATCATTTTAGAAACCGTCATAAATGACATCGTTTCAAGAGTCGAAGTAAAATTTTTTAAAACTGGCACTTCTTTTAACACACCAGCGAATTTTCGAGAAAACATTTCTACAACCCCAGTTGCATTGGTTGTAGCTGTTTCTAAATCTGGTTTAGTTCCAATGTATTCCGTTGTAATTGTATTTTCAAAAATAGAGTACTTTAAAGAATCAAGAGAGTTGATACCAAAAAGAGATACATAACTATATCGATTAAATAAAATACTATCTTTATTATCTTTTAAAAAAGAATTCCATGTATATGTTTTCCCTATACCCCACTCACCCTGTATAGCCATTACTTCAGGTTCTGTCGATGAAATAAAATCTGATAACTGTTCTTTAACAAATTCCAATGACATATGTATTCTCCGAAAAAGATAGCCAGCCATATTGTAGCCTAGATGCTATCAAAGTAATGAGCGCGCGCTCGTATCCCCGCCACGCCTGCCCGCTTTATGTAGTGGTTTTCATGCAGGTGCATGACACAAGCAAAAGCCCGCCAGAACTGGCGGGCCTGCGTCAAAACGATCCTTAATCGATCATGCGATCTCATGCGGCATAGTCATGCACTCGCACGTTTCGATCAGAACAACGAAAAATTATCATCAAACTCGTTACTTCTGGCCTCAACTTTCTCGTAATGAAGGAGATAAACCACGCCATCATGCAGCGAAATTGGGAATTCAAGTTCGAGCCAGAAAAGGTCATCATAGGTGCGGCCTAACCAGTAACCGCCGCCGCATTCTTTAGGCCGCTGAAAGAATACCCACCCTCCCGGGTGATACTTTGCAAGACGTTCCCCGCGATAAACTATCTGGTAGTTGTCATCCTTCTTTCCCATAGCTAACGCCTCGTTTCACTCGTTGTTCAACCTTACCCCCATCAGAATGAATTCTTTCGGGGGCAACGTTCAGTGTAACCAGCTGTCGTCCTCCCAGACCTGCTGCAGAATTTCCATTACACGTTCTTTATCTTCAGCCTGTCTTACCCCGCTAAGCTCAATACCATTGGCACTGCCCTTGCGGATTCGGATAGCTGTTTTTGGGAAGAGGGGGCGCAAATTTCGGTAAAGTTCGGATTCAAGTGCTTCTAATAGCGCCTGGCTAATTTTCTGCTCTTTATCGATCATTATTTCAATGCGCATAAATTTTCCCCTAGCTGGTAGCGTCCATTATGCGGCTGTATTCATGGTTGCGAATTTTCGCCATCAGCTCGTCCGTCAGCTCAGAAACCCACTGGATAGCCAGTCGCTTTTCTTCTTCGCTGCACTCACTTGCCGCTACCAGTTTTATGAAAAAATCAATGCGCTGAAGTTTCAATGACTCCAAAAGATAATCCTGCATTTTCCCTCCTATTACGGCCACTTACACAAATTAACTGTATATATATCCACTGTTTATACATACAGTATAGTACCGATTTCAAAATGTAAAACGGTTTTTAAACCTCCATAACAAAGCCCTGATATGGGTCAAAAACATGAAAATATATCCGTACCGTCAGTAATACTGACGCCATTTGTCATCTTCGCGTAGACGCTCGTTCCGGTAAAAGACTCGTAACCCACCACCTGACGGAAGGCTGCCACCGCGCAGAAGCAGATTTATTTCATACTCGCTGCCATCGAACCCACGGGACTGCAGTTCATACTCAAGCTGCAGACGCTGCTGATCAGATATGCTCTGTTTGTATTCCTTTTTCCGCTTCGGTTTAACGAGTCTCAGCCTGGCGGTCAGATCACGGCGTTCTTTCCTCCCCATGCTGTGCAGGTACTCATGCAGCTCCTTGTCATTCATGGACGTAATATCCTGTACTTCACCCCCTGTCTGGTTCAAATTTTCAACAGGGGGACAGTTATTGCCACGAGTCCAAGGGGCGCTAGCGCCCTGGTCGGCTACCGCCTCCTGAAGGTCAACGGCTTTACGAACCATTTTCCACTTCACTGCATGAGTGCAGATCCGGCCCTCAATGATCGGGGACCAGATGCCATAAATACGAACACCGTGATCGCCGTATGCGCTTGGTTCGTCGTTCAGCTCATAAGCAGTTCTGACAAGGTGATGTTTGCGGGGAACTAGGACGCCGCCCTGCTTCATGATGTAAGTGGCAAAACAGCCAGCATCAGCTGCAGCCAGTACAGCATCCAGACGCGGGTTTTCCAGTACCGGCGCGCCAGCTTTCTTGTCGCCCTGTACTCTGGCAGCCTGACCGGCCAGCAGGCGCAACTCGCGGTATGCCTGACGGCCAGGGATGCCAAAGAAGCGGAATTGCTGAACACGATGCAGTGATGCCCAGGCGTTTACGTTCTCAGCGTTATCGCGGAGTGATCTGCCCGTTTCTTTGCTGATTTCCTGCGCCAGCCCGCGCCCGTCGATATTCTTGCTGATGTATTTAGCGATATAACTTGTAGGCGTGCCCTTACGTGGGTTGATAAGCTCAGACTTGAAGCGCGGCACGGTATTGGCGCCCAGCTCCTCCCGGTCCTCACGAATGGCAAAATTACGCAGCAGCGCGGTGATGGATTTACGTTCTTTTTTTCGCATGAAGCACAGCAGGTGCCAGTGTACGGTGCCGTCATGGTGCGGTTCTGCAACGCGGACGCCATACCAGCGCAGCCCGGCTTTGTGCATTGCCTTACGGAAAGCTGCAAACATGTTTACCAGGTAATCGCTGCTCTGCCGGACCGTTGCGCTGTTCCATTTCGGGTTTGGCCTGCCGTTGTTGAGGGTTGCATGGAAGCGTGACGGGCAGGTGATGGTATAGAACACCGCGCACTCCCCGCGCATTTCTGCAATTAGTTCCAGTCCCTTAACGCAGGCCATCATTTCGTTGCGGCGGTGCGCCGGATTGCTGCTGCTGGCGTTTACCACCTCTTCCATATCCAGCGTGTCACCGTCAGCGTTAACCAGCTCATGAGATCGGAAAAACTCCAGCGATTTGCGGCGCTGTTCACGTTTGTGGATCACGGCTTCATAGCTGACATACGGGGACGCCTTTTTGTTAACCAGGCAAACAGCACGTAGCTGCTCTTCCCGCCATTCACACCGCATCTGCCACAGCTTGCGATACCACCAGTCCGCACAAAGCATACGGGCAAGTGAACCCGGAATAAGCTCATACGGGACCGGGTTACGGCGGTTCTTTTTACGGCGAAGCTGTTCAAATGCAGGTGGGATAACATCAAGGCGCATAGCTTCAGCGGCGACCCTTTCCCATGACCGGCGGATCTCTTCCGGCATAACGTCTTCATCAGTAAACAGCTCACTGCAGGCCGCATCCAGACACATGCTCATGTGCGCAGCTACCAGGGTAGACAAACGCTTAACCTGCTCCTGATTCATTTCTGGCAGAACCAGCAAGCCCTCCATTCCGTCCTGGCTCGCCATAAAACGGAAAGAGGCAGAAACCTGACTAATGCGCACTTGTTCCAGCCGTTCAAGGCACGGCCTGATGGTTTCTCGCAGATAACGGGAGTACGCCTTTGGTTTTCCCAGGCTCTGGAAATATTTAATCCTTTCGAGCAGTGGCTTGCTGATGTGCGCCGGTTGGGCGCTCACGTCAGCAATAATGACCAGATCGGGATTGAATTGCTGCTGTTCGCGGGCCATTTTGGCGCGACTGATCAGCTGGTCCTGCTCCATTTCGCGCTGAACAGGATCACGGGATTCATTGTAAAAATAGTGTTCCCAAACCTTATCGCTCAATGCCCCGCGGCGCAGCTGCTCCTGCTCGTTGTCCGCAGCGTAAAGAGCGATCAGGTTTGAAAGCTCAGAAACCGGCGCAACTTCCGCCGGGTCCAGATATGGGTTAATTGCCTCTTTAGGCACATTCCAGTTAAAAGCAGCGGCGGCATTATCTGCACCGCCGTGCTTTTTAACGTCGTGATGGCTCACGCGCGCACCTCATGCACGACGTAGAAATCAGGTCCACTCGCTAAATCAAAACCTACCCACACTTTCGGCTTAAGCACCGCAATGAGTTCGTCAGCCGCTTTCCCTTCGCCTGCAGCAACGCCAATGCTGCGTTTTGCGCTAATGCGGTGAAGGGTGAAGTTTCGATACAACGAACGAATCAGGCGGGTGTCGCTATTGGACACGATGACCGGATGGCCTTCTGATGCCCGGCGTTCAAGAATAGAGGCCAAATCATACTGTTCATCATCAGCGAACCCGGCGGTGTGATAACCGCTAAATGTGCCGTCATATGGCGGATCGCAATAGACCACATCACCCGCCTGCAGCATTGCCAGTGTCTCGTCATAACTGGCGCAGATGAACGTGGCACGCACAGCCTTTTCAGCAAAGGCGCGTATTTCATCAACGGGCAAATAAGGCTTTTCATAATTACCATATGGCACATTGAAAAGGCCGCGCTTGTTATAACGGCATAAACCACGATAACAATGACGATTGAGGAAAAGGAAATAAGCTGCCTTATCAATTGGCTCCAAGGGCACAGTGTTAAAATAATGGCGGAATTTATAATAATCTTCTTCTGTGGTGAACTTTGAGAAAACACGCTCAGCCAGATTAATGAAGCCGTTAACGTCTTCTTTAATAACCTGATAAAGGTTAATCAGGTCAGGGTTAATATCCGCAACAAGATAATGAGGATAGTCTGTTGCCATCATCACAGCGCAGGAACCCGCGAAAGGTTCAACCAGTCGCGGGCCAGCAGGAAGGTGTTTAATTAATTCAGGCATGACGGCTGTTTTATTGCCTGCCCATTTCAGGATGGTGCTCATACAGCACCTCCGTTGTAATGTTTGCCTTTCAGCTCACTGATGGTCTGACAGGTAAAACAAAGATCGCAGCCCGGCACAGCGGCGCGGCGTTCTTCGGGGATAACAATCCCGCAGCCTTCGCATTCAATAGAGAAAGCCCCAGCGTTACGGCTGCGGGCATTGTGAATGTGGCGCTGGAGTTCTTCTTCAACGCGCTGCTGTACAAGGTCCATAGAATCAGCCATCAGTGGATCTCCTGCGCTTCGTTCTGAATCTTCATCGCTTCTTCACGCAGCAGTTCCGCCGCTTCCGTGTGATTGAGCTGGCGCGACACAATACGGGCAGCAATGGATTCCATGCGGGCCGCCATTACATCGGCACGGCCACGGCGTTCTTCTTTGCGCGCTTCGATCAGCATCTGGTTCAGGCCAGCATCATCTGGTCCGGTTTTAGTGGTGCGGGTTTCGATATTTCTCATATTCATTACTCCTGAATTTGGGCAAAAAAATGCCCGGCGGGTTTACGCCATTAATTTCTGTTGTGGGTTAATTCGGCATGGTTAGCCGTTTGGGAAATAAGCTCACCACTGCACGAAAATGATTCATTGCTATAACCAGCTCCCGCTTTTCGTCAGTAGTCAGATCACTAATATTGACGCCGTGACGTTCTGCCGGAATTTTTGCCATAAAGAATATGGCTGCCAGTGCCCGCTCATTTTGTTTATGGTTTATATCGCGACGGTCACGCATATCCTTAACAAACCTTTCAAGCTCTGGCTCAATATTCAGACCAAACACATTCGCCCTTAACTCCGCTATACGGTTCAACCCTTCCAGACGTTGACCCGGGCTTAATGGAACAGTCGCCGCAGCGCCTTCAATAGCCATGGTTTCCCCTGTTTGGTAGTGGTCAGCCCTGCCAGCAGTTCGTCCTGAGAGAGGGACGGGTGCCAGCGCTTGCCATCTTTCCCGATAATCCAGCCATGTCCGCAGTGCATTGCCGGGCTTTGTTTAACTAAAAGCGATGCGAATGAGGGTTCTTTAGTCAACATGATCACCTCAGATGATGCCGAACGAAGCGCCAAGGCCCGTTACGGTGTCCATTGCGCTTGCCATCGCTGGGTTTGCCTGCAGGCGCGCCTGAATGGAAATTGCGGCCAACGCCATGAGGCGCGAAACTGAATTAATACTGGTGATAGCGTCACGGCGACCGTTAGCGGTTTTCACATCACCAGATAAAGCACCGGCAGCAACACGCCCGATCTCCGCTGTTGCACTCATTACGTAATGCGGCAACTTCTCTTTTGCTACTTCATTTAGTGGCACGCACGGCAGGCAGTGAATTTGTGCCAGGAAGCCGTCAACCAGTGTTGAGTCCTCAGTCAGATCGGTAAGCAACCAGATTTCAGGCGGCGTGAACTGATGCGGTTGGTCCGGGTTCAGCTTGTTGCGCAGCGTCTGGACGTTCATTCCCGCACGTTCCGCGAGCTTCGCCATATTGTGACGTTGAGCGAAAGCCCGGCAGGCCTCTTCGAAATGCGGATGTTTGGAAACGCGATAATCAAACATGATGGAAATCCTTTTGTATCCCAAAATGGAACTATCAGGCCTGCATTGAGACTTCACAGCCCTGGGCTGCTTCCATCGTCAAAGCGAACATGTTGATTTCGATGAGGCTGTTAACTCCGGCCTTTTTCCTGATAGGCAGGCGGTTTTCACGGATCATTTGGCGGACATAGCTGGGCTTGTAACCAGTACGGCGGCAGAACTCATCCAGGGTAATGAATGGTTCAGACACCACAAGATTGATGCTGGGGCGCATTGATAATTTACGATTCATGATGCACTATTCCTCAGTTTGAGACGTTCTCTACACTATTCGAGAGCGTTTAACACTATTCAACAACAACTCACATTGCGTAAATACTATGATCCAAAATTGGAATGGTCAACAGAAAGATTTCACGAATCGTAAGTCAATACAGTTACCGGATGGTGGTAAAGACCCAATAGAGAGGATCTGTCATGCCTACGGCTTCACCTCAAGGCAGGCTCTCTGCAGACACCTTGATGTGTCTCAAAGCACTATGGCTAATAGAGTTACGCGCGGGAACTTCCCTGCTGACTGGGTTTTGATATGCGCCATGGAAACAGGAGCATCACTGGAGTGGTTGGTTTATGGACGTGGCGAGCCACCTAAAGGGACAACCCAAAATGAAAGGGATTCAGGTATTGATGAACCCAATATTGAAGTCCAACTTCAATATGAAATCATCCAAAATGGGATTTCACATCCCCAAGGAACTATCACGCTTTCACTTGAGTTACTGCCAAGCGGGACCAAAAATCCACATCTGGTCAATGCCGATGGTGTGATCTGGATTATTGATGACTTCTCTGGGGAGCTGGTTGATGGTTTTTGGTTAATTGAAATGGATGGCGTAACCAGCATTCGCGAAATGTATCGGCTGCCGGGCGGAAAGGTCAGAGTCGAAAATGGCAAGGCGTCCTTTGAGTGCAATGCCGCTGATGTGAATGTTTTAGGTAAAGTTATCGGCAAAACAGAGTTTATGGATTGACACATGCTTATAACACTTGAGTTAGTCCTAATCATTCTTTGCGGCCCAGCCGTAGCAAAAAGTATCGGCAAAGAAAAAAGCACATGCAGTTCAATCATTGATAGCCTTATTGTTGCTGCTTTTTTTGTCGGTATATTTCTGTTGTTGAAATCCATACATATCATTACCGCGCATATTTTCACGGCGTTTGTTTTATTCGCCACTTTAGGGATCATTCTTGAAAAAAAGGAAAAACCTTACGCAGCGCCGTCTAAGCCTACAACAACAGCCGGTCCCTCACTTTCTTCGATTCCTCCAGTTCCTTCTGACTATCAATTCGTTTCATTCAGCTACATCAGCGCATCGAACGAAGAAACGTTAAGAGAAGTAGACGTGAAAGAAGTGGATGAAGTCCATATAACTGGCTATTGCCATTTACGCAGGCAGTTGCGCACATTTCGAATTGATAGGATTAAAGATCAAGAAATTGTAATCCGTGACTCTGGCGAAGTTATCAACGTGTATGACTGGATTACGCTGCTTTACCCGCTTCCAGAGGTGTAACAATGGCAGTAAGTAAATTAAGTAACGGCAAGTGGCAGGCCCAAGTTTTCCCGAACGGTAGGGACGGGCGGCGTATACGCCGCCAGTTCGCCACTAAAGGGGAAGCCCTGGCATATGAACGGCACGTTAAAGAACAATCCGAGGATAAGCCCTGGTTGGGCGAGAAAGCAGACAAGCGGCGCGTTAAGGATTTAGTAACTGCTTGGTATAACGCGCACGGTGTAACACTTGCAGATGGCGAGAAGCGAAAAAGCGCCATGGAGTTTGCCTGCCTCGCCATGGGTGATCCGCTCGCTACTGAATTTAACGCAAAGCTTTTCTCTACTTACCGCGAACAGCGGTTAAGCGGAAAAATAACGCGCTCTGACCGAGTGAAGACCGTAACCCCTCGAACAGTAAACCTTGAGCTGGCTTATTTCCGGGCTATGTTCAACGAGCTGAAACGACTTGATGACTGGACCGCGCCCAACCCTCTTGAAAACGTCAGAGAGTTTAAAATTGCTGAGGTGGAGCTGGCCTGGCTGACGGTTGAAGAGGCAACACGTTTGCTTGAGGAATGCGAGAAAAGCAAAGCGGAAGATTTAACCACCATCGTTAAGATTTGCCTGGCGACCGGCGCGCGGTGGGGAGAAGCTGAGAATTTAACGGGTAAACAGATCAGCCCGGGCAAGATCACTTTCATTAAAACGAAAGGTAAGAAGAACCGCGCAGTACCAATCAGTGATAAACTGTATGAGATTCTCCCCAAATTAAGAACATCAAAACCAGTATTTACTAAATGTTATTCTGCATTTCGTGGTGCCATTGAACGCGCTGGTATCGACCTACCAGACGGACAACTTTCGCATGTTTTAAGGCATACATTCGCCAGCCATTTTATGATGAGAGGCGGTAACATTTTGGTGTTACAGCGAATATTAGGACACACTGATATTAAAGTTACTATGCGCTACGCTCATTTTGCGCCAGATCATCTGTCAGAAGCTGTGAGTTTGAACCCACTGAACCTTATAATCGATTAAAATCAGGGCATTTAAAATGCCCTTCTTAAAATTTACATCAAAAGAAATTTTTTTCGAAGTCTTCAGCATTCCCAAGATCTGGCCTAATTCTTTCTATTACCTCTTGGCTGGCAGCCTCATCCTCAAGAAGAGCTTTTAGAGCTTTCTCTTTAACTTTTGGTATGTTATTGAATTTTCCTTTCATCATACCTTCAGCCCCATATGCTCCCCAAATTCCTGCTTCACATACCCTGATAATTAACTCTAAGCATTCCATATTGCTCAACAGATGGGACAAGTCTTCATCATAAGCACTTGCACTTCTTGCGAATGAATTAGCTTCGTCAAAGGTTGAAGACCCGGCTTTTTCAAAAATCAAGTTGATAACTTTTCTTTTAGCCCAATCTTTATTTTTTACTATTTGCATTAATAACGGACTTAGTTTATATACTTCAAAAACATCATCGATACTTTTCTTAAAGAATTTATTAATTACCTCTTCGTCTAACTTAAGTAAACTCTTAGAAATTTGAATAGGATGTTTCAAATATGTATGTTGATCAGATGTTTTTGTGGATATAATTCTATCCTCAAACATTTTATTAAGTCTTAAGTATACAATTTCATCTAACCCATTCAGCAATTCGTAGTTGGTAGCTATGCACTCCATTATAAGCTGAGACTTGTTATCATCGGAACAACAGTCAATTATTATATTTTTTTTAATTTGTTGTAAAACATCATGATTCAATGGTTTAAATGATAAACCAAGTAGATACCGCTTAGCATTCGTTTTTATTTGTTCATTAGTATTATCTAAAGATCCAATCAATTTTAATAAAAGATATGAGTAGCCATCACTATGCAAATTTTTAACCCCATCATTTACAACCGCTGAATGATCACTAATATTGGTTGTAGGGAACAGATAGGCATTTGTTAACTTAGAAAGGATTTGGTCTGCAACTTGCGTAGTTGAAAGTACTGGTTTAGAAAGAAATCGATTGATTGTTTCAGAATAAACATATCTCGCTTCCTCTGCAGTAGGTTTGTGTCCTGAAGGATGTGCAGCTTTATTCCTGAGAGTTTTCAATACTGTCAAAAAATCCGCATCAATTTCAGTTATTATTTTCTCAGACTTCAATTTGTTGAGCAGATCATTTTCATAGACTTTTTGCTCATCTCTTTTTTTACTAATCTCAGTAAATATGTCCCTTGCTGTTCTATTTGTTGTTGCCATCCCATCTAATTTTTTTAATAAATCCTCAAAAATAGCAATGAATGATAGCACTACACACGCACGATGCGCTCCAGTCATGTAACATGTCAGTGCTTCACGCATATATTCTTTAAGTTCAACATCAACAATATCACTTATAAGCTCTTCCATATCTCTCAAATTTGACAC